AGATTCACACTTTATCTCTTATTTTAGTGTAAAATATTACAGTTCATTATTTATTAATTAATTATCTTTACAAAAAACAAAAACTATGGAAAAACAACTAACACACTGGAAAAAATTACAGAATCCGTTATACTTAGGATCGTATGACTTTCAACCTGGCGAGGAACGTATCGTAACAGTTAAAGATGTTAAACGAGAAATGGTTAAAGGTCAGGAAGGAACTGAAGAACATACCATCGTTCACTTTACTGAAGGTTACAAACCGATGATTATGAATGCTACCAACAGTAAAATGCTGACTAATCTTAGCGGATCTCCTTATGTTGAGAAATGGATTGGAACATCATTCAAGTTAGTAACAGTCAAAATCAAAGCATTCGGAGAGTTCATCGATGCATTGCGTATCAAATCTGAGAAAGTAGTTAAGACATTACCTGATCTGATCTTAGACAGTCCTAACTTTATTAAAGTAAAGGATGCAATCACAAATGGCAAAGCTACGATTGAGCAAGTGGAAACCAAATACAAGTTAAGTAAGGAGGTTAGAGATGCGATTATTTAAGATCAGATGCTCACAGATTGGACAAATAATGTCCAATGCTAAGGTTAAAGGAGAATTATCAGCAGGATGTAAAACTTACTTAGAGAACTGGTATGCCAATGATAATGAAGAAATCCATTCAAAATACTTCGATAAGGGCAACATGGTTGAGATTGAATGTATTGACTTAATGGCATCTGTCTTAGACAAAGGATTAGCATTTAAGAACGATGAACATAAGGAAGACGAATACTTTACTGGTACTTGCGATGTGCAGTTAGATGATACCATTGTAGATGTTAAGTCGGTATGGGGAAGAAAAGGACTTCATGCAGCTTGTAATGGATTAGATAAAGATTATGAATGGCAGCTTAGAGGATACATGCACCTGTATAATAAACCAAAAGCTATTCTATTCTATGGTCTATGTGATACACCGGAAGAATGTAACTATGGTAATGAGGTGATCTACTCAGATATGCCGATTGAGGAAAGATGGACTGCGTATAATGTGGAATCTGATTCCCAATTAGTGCAGGAGATTATTGACAAGGTTGTCAAATGTAGAGAGTACCTGGATGAATATGCAAGTAAAATTAATAATAAATTAGGTAAAATTAACTAAAAACAAAAACAAATGTACCTAAAAATTAAAAAAGCAGAGTTAATACCTGATACCTACGGTCAAAAAATATCTATCAGCATGATAGGTCTTTATGATGATAACGATAAATGGATTAGATGGATTAAGTTAAACGAAGAAACAATCAAAGTCTTAAACAATAGTAAATTAACAATTAAAAACTAAAAAAAATGAAGCTACAAGGCAAAGTAAAGTTAGTCGGACAAACAGAACAGGTATCCGATAAGTTCAAGAAAAGAGAATTAGTGATTACCACCAACGATAATCCAACCTATCCGCAGCACATCTCAGTACAATGTACGAACGATAAATGTGTTATGCTTGATAATCTATCTGTAGGTACTGAAGTATCGTTAGAAATCAATTTAAGAGGTCGGGAATGGAAAAGTCCAAAAGGTGAATTGAAGTACTTTAATACAATCGAATGTTGGAAAGTCGATGTAATTGGATCAGCACCAGTGATGAAATCATTGTCTGCTCCAGTCGAGGATGATATCCCTTTTTAGTTAATTAGCTGATAATAAGACTGCTAATGAAAATTAGCAGTTTTTTTGTTACACTTCCATTACACATTCATTACACATTGAAAATAGGTTAAAGTATTAATAATCAATAAGTTATCCTAAAATGTTACACATTGCACATTGTTTTCGAAACTTTTTTAAAAAACAGTGCCTTCTCTTTTTAAAATTTGAAATGATTAGAGAAATAATGTGTTAATGTGTAATAATTAAAATAAATAAGTACATTTGCATCTCCTCAAAATAAAAACTATGGTAACAATATTTAAAGATTTATACACTACATCAACACCATTCTACAAGGATATCACATTTATTTTGGAGCGGATCAAGACTGGTAAGAGCAAAGAACTGGTTGAAGCCATTAGAAACGAGAAGAATAAAGAAAAGAGGGATGCATTAAAAATTAAACTTCCTGCAATTTTATTTAGTGGAACATTTACCAATAGGAACGCAAAAGGTCTAAAGGATCATTCCGGGTATATCTGTTTAGACTTCGATAAGTATGAATCGGATAAGAAGATGACCGCAGATCGGAAGAAATTTGAGAAGGATGAGTATACCTTTTCTGTCTTTACTTCTCCTTCAGGTAATGGTTTAAAGTTAATCGTAAAGATACCTCCAGTGGTAGAAAACCATAGAGATTACTTTATAGCATTAGAAAAGTATTACAATTCTGAAAACTTTGATATTGCTTGTAAGGATGTGAGCAGAGTATGTTATGAATCATATGATGAGAAGATATACATTAATACGCAATCAAAGGAATGGAATAAATTTGATGAGATATTAGGATCATCGTTTATTGAAAATTCCCCTATAATAGTTTTGGAGGATGAGAACGAGATCATAAGCAGACTGATAAAATGGTTTGATAAGAACTACAGCATGAGTGCTAATAGGAATACTAATCTGTTTATCTTAGCTTCTGCTTTTAATGAATTTGGTGTATCTCAGGATAGCTGTAAATACTACTGCCAAAAGTTTATACAGAAGGATTTTACTGAGAAGGAGATAGAGAGAACCATCAGATCAGCATATTCTAAAGTATCAGCATTTAGAACAAAGTATTTCGATGATGATAAGAAGGTAATGCAGCTTCGTAAAGACCTTAAGAAAGGTGTAGGGATTGATGAACTAAAGAAGCAATATAAAGGAATCGATGTTGAGACCATACTTGAAAATACACCTACCGATATATTTTGGTTCATAACAAAGAACAATAAGATCGGTATTGATAATTTTAAGTATAAGACCTGGTTAGAGCAGAATGGATATTACAAGTATTATCCTGAAGGTAGTGAATCGTTCATACTGATTAGAATCGAGAACAACATTATTGATACAGTCAATGAAGTTAAAATAAAGGATTTTGTACTATCGTTCTTGTTAAAGCAGAAAGAATACGATGTGTATCAGTACATGACTAATCTACCAAAGTACTTTAAAGAAGATTTCTTAAATACCATTGACATCATTGACATCAGATTTAAGGAAGATACGAAGGATAATGCATATCTATACTTTAAGTCTAACGTAGTGGAGGTGTCATTGACCGGTATTAAGATAATCGACTACATTGATTTAGATGGATTTGTATGGAAGAAGCAGATCATTGATCGTGAATACAATGAATGTTTCTTTGAGGATTGCGTGTATAACAAGTTTATCTCATTAGTAGCAGATTGTGAGCAGGTAAGATACGATACAATTATCTCAGTAATCGGTTATCTGTTACATTCTCATAAGACCTCAGCCAATAACAAAGCAATTATTATCAATGATGAGACCATCTCTGATAACCCGAATGGAGGAAGTGGTAAAGGATTATTCTGTAATGCTCTAAAATTCGTTAAAAAGGTTGATACTATTGATGGTAAGCAATTCGATTTCAATAAAAACTTTGCTTACCAAACATTGAACGCAGATACGCAGGTGTTAGTATTTGATGATGTTGAGAAATCCTTTAACTTTGAAAGTCTATTTAGTATTATTACTGAAGGTATCACCATTGAGAAGAAGAACAAAGATGCTATAAAGATACCAGTATCCCGAAGTCCAAAGATAGTGATAACAACCAATTATACCATTGGAGGTGTAGGAGGATCATTTGATAGGAGGAAATTTGAGATTGAATTTAGCAGCTATTTTAATGCTAATCATACACCTGAGCAAGAATTCGGAGGATTACTTTTTGATGGATGGGATGATAAAGAATGGAATATGTTCTACTCATTCATGATTAGCTGTCTACGTTACTACATGGAGAACGGATTGGTTAGGTATGAGCATAAGAACCTGGAGTTAAGAAAGCTATACAAAGAGACAGCAACTGAATTTATCGAATTTATGGATGATGCAATGTTAGTACCAGGAGAAAGAATAAACAAAACGGATCTGTTTAATAGATTTATCACTGAGTACAAGGATTTTAACAAATGGCTAAAACAAAAAAGGTTTAAGATATGGATTGATACCTATGCCAATTATAAGAACTACAATACAGAACATGGTACATCCTTAGATGGTAGATGGGTAGTGTTTAAAAATAAATAGAATATGCTAAAAAAACTAATCGAACTAAAACATTCAGAAGAATGCAAGAAGTATCCATCAATGCCTCCTGCATACATTCCGCTAACTAAGTTTACCGATAAGACCGCCAATGGACTAACGAGGTGCGTAATTGCCTGGATCAATCTGCATGGAGGACAAGCTGAGCGAATTAATACTACTGGCAGAATGATTGATAAGACAAAGGTAGTATCTGATGCATTAGGACAGAAGCGAATGATAGGTAGTGTAGAATGGCAGAAAGGAACAGGGCAGAAAGGAAGTGCTGATATCTCTGCAACGATTCAAGGCAGGAGTGTAAAGATTGAGGTAAAGATGAAAGATAAACAATCAATTGATCAGATTAAATATCAGAATGCCATTGAGAATGCAGGAGGTCAGTATTGGTTAGTCCATAACTTTGATGAGTTTATCTTCCATTATTATTGCTTCATTGATTATCTGTCCGAAATATAGCATATATTTGTGACCAGTTACCCTAATTCTATGTATAAAATAACTAACATTAACCCT